AAACACGAGGTAAAAACAAATGGCAACTAACAACGTATCTTCGTTCCTTCAAGTTATTGGTCAAGGCGTTAAGCCTAATATGTTCACTGTGGACATCCAATTTCCTGGTGGTTTCAGTGATGCAACTATCAATGATCTAGCAGGAGGAGAACTAGCATCTGATGGTGCTGGTGCGTTACAAGGAAAAGAGTTATCATCTATTCTTTGTAAGTCCGCAGCATTACCAGGATCAAACTTGGGCGTGATCGAAGTTCCTTTCAGAGGTAGAACAGTCAAAATCGCTGGTGATCGTACCTTCGATACATGGACTGCTACATTCTTTAACGATAAAAACTTCAAGATCCGTGCTCTATTTGAGTCATGGGCAAATGAAATCAACACTCATGCTGGTAACACCGCTGAAAGATTTCTTCCAGACGGTAGTGGTGATGGTTATATGGCAAATCTTTTTGTCACACAACTAGAGAAAGATGATACAATTGGTGGTTCTGCAATCAGAACATATCAGTTACATCATTGCTTCCCAACTAACGTTTCTCAGATTGATCTTGCATACGATAGTAATGATCAGATCGAAGAGTTTACTGTTGAATGGCAGTATTCATACTTCACTGCAGAGAAAGCAAAAGGCGGAGCACAAGCACCAGCTTCTACTAGAACAAACATAGCACAAGGAAAAGTCATATAATTAACTCTGCTAAATATAAGTAAGAGAACTATTATGACTAGGTAAATGAGTCAATTATTTGGATTCCAAATACAACGTAAGGAGGGAAAGAAGGGTCAGTCCCCTGTCCCTCCTAATGCTGAGGAGTCGATTGCTGTAGCAGCAGGAGGCTACTATGGAACGTATGTGGACACGGATAATCAAGCTCGTAATGAGTATGAGATGATCCGTCGTTATCGTGACATGGCACTACACCCTGAGGTGGATAGTGCAGTAGATGAGGTAGTAAACGAGTTTGTTGTGAGTGATGCTCACGACACTCCCGTTGAAGTAAATTTAGATAANCTTGATGCTGGAATGGGTATCAAGAAAAAAATAAGAGATGAGTTTGAGTATCTCAAAAGACTTTTAAACTTTGACAATCGAGCACATGAGATTGTCAGATCTTGGTATATTGACGGAAGATTATATTATCATAAAGTTATAGACCTAGAGAATCCTAAGAAAGGTATTACGGAACTTCGTTATATTGATCCTATGAAGATCAAGAAGGTTCGACAAAAAATTGATCAAACACCAAAAGATTCTCTAGCACGTCAAGCAATAAAAGGNACAGCNTTAGAGTTTGAATACGGAACGTTTGTAGATTATTACCTCTATAATCCAAAAGGTTTTTATAAAGGTGGTGTTTTAGGACCTGTTGGTGATATGTCATTGTCACAAGGTGTCAAGATGGCAATAGATTCTATTACATTCTGCCCTTCTGGACTACAAGATTTAAACAAGAGAATGACTCTTGGTTTCCTACACAAGGCAATCAAGTCTCTCAATCAATTAAGAATGATCGAGGACTCTCTAGTTATATACAGACTTTCTCGTGCACCTGAGCGTAGAATATTCTACATTGATGTAGGTAACTTACCTAAGGTAAAAGCGGAGCAGTATCTCCGTGACGTTATGTCTCGTTATAGGAACAAGTTAGTATATGATGCTAACACTGGAGAGATGAGAGATGACAAAAAGCATATGAGTATGCTCGAAGACTTCTGGTTACCACGTAGAGAAGGTGGCAGAGGAACAGAGATTACTACATTGCCAGGTGGTCAGAACCTAGGTGAACTCAAGGATGTTGAGTATTTTAAAAAGAAATTATACAACAGTTTGAACTTACCTCCATCTCGTCTTACAGATGACAACAAAGGATTTAATCTTGGTAAGACAACAGAGGTTCTCCGTGACGAACTTAAGTTTACTAAGTTCATTGGTCGTCTCCGCAAAAGATTTAGTGAGATGTTCCAAGATATGCTTAAGACTCAACTCATTCTAAAAGGAGTTATCGCTCCAGAGGATTGGGAAGATATGAAAGAGCACATACAGTATGACTTCTTATTTGACAATCACTTCAATGAATTAAAGAACATAGAGATGTTCAACCAACGTATAGCAACTGTCACACAGATGGATCCTTTCGTTGGCAAATACTTCTCCGTGGCACATGTTCGTAAGGAAGTTCTTGGTCAAACTAATCGAGATATGAGAGAGTTAGATAAGGAGATGCAGCAAGAGATTGATGCTGGTATAGTAATGTCTCCACAAGATGTCAATACATTTGATACTATGGATCGTCAGAACACTGCATTTGCTCCAGAAATACAAGCACAACAAGCTGATGATGCTGTAGAAAGAGAGATAGATAAGGAAAAACGTAGACCTAAACCACCAGTTTCCGCATCTCAACCAACAAATAATAATAAATAATAATTGCTACATAAAATTATGACTGAAAATCCAGATGTTAACAAAGAACTTGGTGCTGTAGATATTGTCGATAAGATTGACAATAACCAACGAGCATCTGCAATTGATGCAATCCATGATATGTTATTTGGCAAAGCTTCTCAAGCAATGGCAGATTACAAGAAAGTGGTTGCAAATACATTCTTTGATGAACCAACCGAGACAGAGATACCAAACAATGAAACTGATAACGGAAACGATTGAAGACGTTAAACTCATAACTGAAGAGAAAAACGGAAAGAAACTTCTTTATATTGAAGGAGTGTTCTTACAATCTGAGTTAAAAAATCGCAATGGTCGTATGTACCCCTTCCCTGTTCTTGACCGTGAGGTTAAGAGATACAATGAGGAGTATGTAAAATCAAAACGTGCTCTCGGTGAACTTGGACATCCCGATGGTCCTACTATCAATCTTGATAGAGTATCCCATAGAATTACTTCACTCAAAGCAGAGGGAAATAATTTNATTGGTAAGGCACAGATCCTAGATACACCAATGGGTAACATCGCTAAGAACTTACTTGGCGANGGTGTTCAGTTAGGTGTTTCCTCACGTGGTATGGGAAGCATCGACAAGACAGAAAGTTGCAATGTTGTGCGTGATGACTTCATGCTCACCACTGCTGCAGANATAGTAGCAGACCCCTCCGCACCNGATGCTTTCGTTAATGGAATCATGGAAGGTAAAGAATGGGTTTGGTGTAATGGTATACTAAAGGAAACTGAAGTTGCTAAATATAAAAAGATAATGAGCGACGCAAGTCGCAATGAAGTAGAGGCAAAAACGCTCCAAGTTTTTGAGCATTTCCTCTCAAATCTTTGATTCTATAAATAATTCATATCACTATACGGAAAATTATTAAGGTAAACTCTAATGTCAGATAAACTTAACGAAAAATTTGAAGAGTTTGCTACCGAGCAAAAAGTGACTATCGTGGAAGGCGACCCTATGCCGACTGTTTCCGCAAACGTCATACCAGGCACAGGTAGCGAACCATCTCAAGTTTCTGATGCACAGACATCAAATGGTACAGGAAAAGATCCCGCACCTACAGTTGATGCTGGTAAATCATATGGACAATCTGCTCCTGCAGATTTAGGTGGTACATCCACTACTCCTAATGAGCATGATGATGATGGAGAAGACAATCCAGGTGCTAAGGCAGCCGCTCCTGTAGGAGACAAGGCAGCACAAAGCGATGGATCTGCTCAAACATCTAACATTAGTGATGCTGGTGATATGGGTAAACAACCTACAGTTGGTGCTGATGCAGCATACGGAACTGGAACAGGTTCTCAGGTTACATATCCAATCAAACCATCATACGAAGACCTTGATGTCTCCGATGATGTCAACGCCCTACTAGAGGGAACAGAACTCTCAAAAGAGTTTGCCGAGAAAGCAAAGACTATCTTTGAAGCAGCAATCAAGGCAAAACTTTCTGAAGAGTACGACAAGCTTGTAGAACACTTTGCTACAGAACTCGAAAAGCAAGTAGATACTGCTAAGGCAGAGCTTTCCGAGGAAGTAGATGGCACAGTGAACTACGCCATAGGTCAATGGATGGAGCAAAATCAAGTTGCTGTTGACCGTGGAATAAGAAATGAGATCACCGAAGACTTCATTGCGGGTCTTAAGGGTCTCTTTGAGGAGCACTACATTTCTATCCCAGATGATAAAGTTGATGTGGTAGAAGGTATGGCTGACTCTATTCGTGAGATGGAAACCAAGCTTGACGAACAGGTCAAAGCTAATGTGAAATTACAATCCCGTCTAAATGAGACTGCAAAAACAAATATTCTGAACGCTGTTTCAGAAGGACTAGCAGATACTCAGAAGGACAAACTCGCTGCTCTCGCNGAGGGTGTTGAGTTTACAACTGAGGAGGAGTTCTCTAAGAAAGTGAAAACTATCAAAGAGTCTTACTTCACAGAAAAAACTGTAACACAAAGTGAGGTTGC